TAGGTTCGCTACGAAGAAATCCTTAAGTTCGTGTTTATAGGTACGTGAAAGTTTTCCAAAATGAAATTTGTCTTTACGTTTTAGAAAGGATGGTAGTTCTGCTTTTACAACACCGTTGTATTTTACGAAGTCATAATCCTTGGAATGAAAGTGTAGTTTAATTCCAAGGTATAACTGATAAGCATCAAATCCTTCCCTTGATGTCATCTACTTGACTAATTTTGGGGCAGAGGGTGGTGCAATAATTGAAGACGTTGCTTCTTGATATGCTGAACGTACTTGGTCATTCGTTGGAGTCGTAAAGACTACACTCATGAACGTACAGTCATCGGGATTCTCAACACCTGTTACAGCAATCCCACGAGCAAACCCCATCTGACCATCAGGCGATTGTACAATCATCCTAGGTTCTTTGATAGTTACTACTCCAGCCTCTATATTCATATCAGAGAGTTTTCCTACGTACTCTCCACTCAGTGTCACTACTGTGACGATATCACCATTTTCCATAATTACCTCACTTAAAAAATGTAGTCAATGATGCTTGTGAATTCGCACCTCTATTGACCATGTTTAACTTCTTTGCTTCCGCTTCCAATCTAATCTTCAATGGGTCACTCAAAAGTCTCTTGGTTGATTCGGGTTCTATTTTGTTATTTTCGCATACTTTAATAATAGCATCCATAACAGCAGCACCACGATTAAGTAGAACTTCTACTTGTTCTGTAAATTCTTTTTTAGATATCATATTCCGTAAATGTTTTTATATTGAGCACGTACCTTGCACAGGTCATCAATGTAGTCCTCATGGTTAGCGGAAAAGAGTTGGTATTGTCCGTTTTCAATCATGACTAATGCCACCAACTCCTCTATCTTGTTACCTGTAAGTTCCTCAACCATGATTGCATAAGCAGTCATTTGTAAGAACCATGGACGAGCCATATAATCTTCTTTAAACTTGCCAGAAGTTTTGAAGTCAATTACACAAAGTGTATCGTCTAGTATTCCAATGCAGTCAACTCTTCCCGCCATCTTTAATGTATCAGAATACATCGGTGCTTCTAGAGCAAGCGGGGCTATCTCATCCAAAACTGGGCGAATGCTTTTAAACATTCCTTCATGGATAAGGTTGTCAAATTCAATGAACTCTTTTTCTTTACGTAGATAATCTTCTACATGTTGGTGGATTTTAGTTCCACGGTCTGTAGCAGCTTTAGTGATTTTGTTTGCTTTCTCTTCACCAATTCTTTTCTTCCACGCTTGAATATGCTTACGTGATTCCAAACCAACAACAGTTGTTACGCTGGGGTACTTGATTCCTTTTTTATCACAGTAGAAACGTTGACCGTTTTCCTGTACTGTATCAAGGTCAAACATTTCTAGTTCAGAAATGTCGTAGGGATTTGTTCTCACTTTAATCATCATATACTCTCTATTCTACTTCTTTTTTGACTGTAAGTCAATATGCTTTTTGACAATCGCACGTGTTTGAGATTCTTTAACACCAACCCCGTTGTAACGTTTATCAACCGTACTGCCTGGATATGCTTTACCCACGTTAGACAATACTTCTTTAAACCCATCATCAGTTTTAACTCGGTCACCTACACCACCAACTGTCATTGGTGCTCCTAGGATACGTTGTTGTAGATGCGGGTTCTCTTCTTTGAACTCATCCAACTTAGTGAATGACATGAAGTGTTCTTCAACTTCATCTGTTTTAGAATTATAAAAATCGTAGTTAGGCATATTGTTCCATAAATGTTGGTACTTCTCGTTTAGTCCAAACCGCAAAGTCTTTCTTGTACTTAGCATAGTATTTATGGTATGCATTTAAGGAATTTCCTTCCACCTTTACATCATCAGGCATACACTGTGGTGGTTCAGACCATTGACCCAATGAAATATTATTTGGTAGTTGATTCAATAAACCTCTAAGTTTCTCATCGGTTAAATGAGTACGTCCATAACGGTACGTGTACTCATCACACAATGCAACAAACATATCGTAAGCATATTGATACTGTATAGCATTACCACGAACCCATTGTGTTGAAGGGTGATTGATATGCGATGCTTTGTACAGTACACCTTCCATTTCACCTTCAAGCGCCCATCGTTTGATTCTACGCCCACTGGATGCATCGATATATTGTTTACCATCTAATATACGGTGAGCAGTCGATAGCATCTGAGCATACTCAATGACCATTTTGACGGCATGTTTATCTACATGCATCGATGCTGATTTAATCGGGTCTTTGTGTAAGTAAAATAAATTCATAGTTTTGCAATCTCCTTAAGTGCACGTTGAACATCTTCATCAGTTAACCAACCAAGAACGTCACTTGTTAAAGACGTATTATAACATAAATCTTCGCCTTTGAGAACCGCTAATTCCCACAACCCACTCTTACCACCATAACTAAAATCGTGCTTCACAACGGAAGCACCATAACCATTAGGGAACTTATAGATTTGTTGAACCCCATCGAGGTCTTGCAAAATGTTTTCTGTTTGTGGTTTAATCATAATCAGATTCTGTTTTTTTCAACTGGACGAATTTGCGCCTAGATTTGCTGAACAACTTGGAAGGTTTTCCGTAGAAAATTTGTTTCCTTGTTCCCGTTTTAATATATCCTACATTTAGTTTTTTCTCATTGAAAATGTAGGTGTGGTTTGGAATGTTACAACCGCAATCACTCCAATCCGTAATTTCTTTTAAATAAGTTAGTGCCATTATGCAACCGCCTTAAGGTAGTTGGAAAGAGATTCATCACCCACGATTGTGGTTCCGTCTTCCATGACATACTCGACATGATACTGGTCTACAGTTTCGCCCGCTTCATATGTCCAAACTTGAACTCTAGAGGTTATCTCACTTCTTAGATAACCATAATCACCATTGTCGGTGACTTTCTTAGAAGTCCACTGACCCGCCTCATTCTTCTCAAGAATGTATGGGGATTCCCAAGGTTCAATCTTGCTAGCAAGTTCGGAGTCAGATACAACTTCCCAACCAAGAACATATTCCTCAGAAGCTTCATTGCTGTAAGTGTGTAAAAACGCAGTCTCTTGGACAAGGTCTTCAAGACCTTCAAAAGATTCCACGGCAACAACATATGACGAACCACCTTTGTACTTCCAATACGGTTCCGAAACACCATGCACATAATCTTCATTATGAGCAGCATAGTTCTCGCAGTATTGGGTTTGAATTAGTAAGTTCGCCATAGTATTCTCCGTTAAATTAAGTAGTCGGGGCCGTATTTCCTCATCCCCGTGATAGTGTAACCGTCAAACAGATTACCTCTCGCCTGATTCAGTGTTGGGGTTGACCAACCAGCAGACTTAAGAACGTCACCACACTCAAAGGTAACTCCACTTGGTTTAGTCCATTTTGACTTATTGATGAATCCCCAAACCGATTGTTGATTACCACTGAAGGAAATTATCTTGATGTACTTCCTAGATACTTTGTAAGAATAGGAATACTCAGTCAAAGTTGGAAACTGTTTTCTATGTTCCGTGAGAAGGTCATCACATAACTTCTCGCACAATTGAAGCAATTCTTGTTCTTGGTTTACTTCTTCAACCAAAGCGGATAATTTAGTCATTACGCTGCCTCCATCATTGAATAAGGAACCGAAACAGGGACAACTCCCCTAGAACCATAGTTCATCTTAACGATTGCCTTTTTGGGATTCATCTTTGTGATGATTCCAGGCGTCTTTTTGGTTTTTTGAACAACAAACACTTCCTGTCCAACCGAAAAGGTTGCAGTAGCAGATATCTGCTTGATTTGTTGTGCTAACTGAATAATGTGACTCAACTCAGATTGGGTCATTTTCATCATTTCTTGTTTGATAGTTTGAACACTCATAATTTTCTCCGTTTTCTTTATCATGTAGCCATTATACAAAAAAAGTGATGTCACTGTCAAGCGGTGACAACATATTTTTCGTTATATTTTCCGATATTCACATCAAAATAGTGTGAACGATGGTGATAATCGGTCATAATGTCTGATTTATCAAAGAAATTCGGCCCCTTCATCGCTTCAATCAATTCACCTAGGAATGATTTAGCAGTTCCGACATAGTGGTCTTGAAACCAGTAGGGATTTACTTGATAATGGTACTCACCATCATGGTTGGCGTCTTTTTGGAAGTCTACTGAACCGCTTTTTAGGTTAACTACTAGGGTCGAATGGTGTCGAACAGCGATTGACCCCTTAACTTTGTACTTTTTCAACACTGCTTTGATAGCAGGAGCAAGTTCTTTCTTCATTGATTGTGATACATACGCCATAATTTAGTTCCTTTTTTCAGTTTATGTAGCCATTTTACAGGAATAGTGCTGTCACTGTCAACAGCTCATTTCATATTTTTTTTCTTCGATTTCACCCTCAAGGTCATCGTATTCGTACTCGACTTCTCTGAGTTTGTCCTCAAATGGAGCCACAAGTTCGTATATTGCGCTCTCAAGGTCGTTTACTTTAGACCTAATCTCATCAACCTCAGACTCCACATCGATTCCTAGGGACTCTGCAAGGGACTCTACTTCGATATAGATGTCCATGGGGGTGCTATCGTACTTGATAGCTCGTGTTATGTCGTTGACTTTATCAACCTTCGACTTCATATTCCATTTAGCGTCATCTAAGACAGCGAGTTTATTCTCTAATTCTACCATTCCGTATTCTCCAGTAATTTTTCCATACTATAAGCTTAACAAAAAGGAGCTGTCATTGTCAACAGCCCCTTCAAGTTTTTTTATCTCTACGGTTTGTCCCCGTAATGGGGAATTTAGATGTAGTTGTCTTTGTTGGTTAGAAATTCCCTAACCGCATCAGACTCTTCTAGTGATAGGTCTTTCATGGATTTGATACCCCATGGTGTTCCTAGGGTGCACAGTTTGTTTCCAGCAGTCACAGCACGATTCCACATAAGGTCATCCTTCGGGAACAATAGGTTGCACTCACAGGCAGCAATCATCTGTCGCCCAATCTTCACAATCTGCATAACTGCCTTGTTATCTTCGTATATACTATTCATAATCTTTCCTTTTGATTTGACAGCTAGCTTATCAAAAACTAGCTGTCACTGTAAAGCGGTTTTTCGCTTATTTTCTAACGTTGCATGATGCATGAACAGCATCACAATTATCGGGTGTAGTAGAATTACCGTCTTTATACAATAATACGTGGTCACCGTGAATGTGTTCACCAAATTCACCCATCTCCATACTGCATATAGCACATATTCCGTTCTGCTTTGTATAAGCGTCAAGAACTTCTTCACGGGTAAATGTTCTCTTACTATCTAACTGAATAGATGAGAATGTTATGATGGACATCTCTTTCCACAATAATTCCAGTGCTACATTAGTGTCTTCTGCACCACTACCTCTCATACGTAATTCGTATGGGGTTCCAGTGAGACCTTTGGGAACAGGTACGTTCTTGAGATTATGAATTGCTTGAATGTAAACTTCCATGAACTCAATAGGGTCTATCTTCCTCTTCGCCTTCATCATACTAGATACCATGTAACAATAGTTTCTGAAAGGTTTAAGGGCAATCTTAGACTTAGCGGTGGCATGATTCTTCATACTTTCACCTACAAACTTAAGAACCTTTTCAATATGCACCGCATTATTAAATTTAGTTTGGAACATAGACGCTTGAGTATCATAAAAATCATTTATGACTTTACCTGTGGTTCCTTTAGTTTTGAAACTTTCCTCACTACACATAAACACAATCTCTGCAAGAGTCTTGTCTACATCTAAACGTTTGTGTTCTGCTTTTGCAATCCACTTCAACCTGTTACCGTCAACCGTTTCAAATACACCTAGTGGATTGAACCTTGACCATTGCTGTACAGTTCTAGACATAGCAGAAGAAACCGCCTGTCTTTTTTCCTGTGCATTTAATGTGTTTGTGTTGTTTAAGACATTAACAAAATACCACCCTGCTTTTTGCGGGGTTAAATTGTAGTACATCTGTGCTTGTATTTGATAAGCCAAGAATGCATCACGAACAGAAAGAGGTAATTCTTTATAAAGTTTTTTTCTTATGTCGTGGGTAAAGTCCTCTCCAGGCGCTTGCACTTCTGCAAGTTCATCGACATTAGGTAATACTACTTCATTGTTCATGAAACGAAAAATAGTAGATACCCTTTGACAACCGTCCATTACTTCGGCAAGTATTCCAACTTTAGGAATCATTAGACCAAGTCTTAGAGCGACTTCGGGGATAATTACTTCGGGGTTAAAGAATGACGCCATAAACATGGACTGCCATTTGTCATCCGCAAGGAAGAAGCGTTGATATGCTTCGGGGGATAGGTCGATTTTGTCTTCCAATAATCTCAGTTCAGATATTGCAATTGCAAGTCTTTGTGGATTACCATCTGACGGAGTATCAGCCATTAACTCCTGTAAATTAAATTTACTCATAGTTTTCACCTTATGTATTGACGCTGAATAAACAGGGTCTAATTAATAAAGAGTTCTTCACTAAGTGACTTGAACTCACAACTAACTTTTGTCAGTTGATAAATCTATTATACTTTATAAGGGGGGTTACTGTCAATAGGGTTCTAGATATTTTTTTGAATTAAATCTAGTTCTTCTATTTTCTTGTTGATGATGTCTACTCTCTTCGGCCAGTAGATATAATCTTTGTCGGAATCCTTTGCAAGGTTTTCCAATAGGGGACGGATGAAGTTATCTAGTTTAGTTATAACTTCGGTAGCGGTGGTGGTTTTCTCTACAATCTTGGTATCGACAGACGCCAGTTCTTCGGCGTCCATCGCTGTAAATCCAAAATCATTGTATTCGATATCTGACATACTAGTATTTATACCGTAATCTTTTCAACAATGTAGTTTTTATTAGGAATGTATGCTAAATGAATTACATTAGGTACACGCATTATATCAAACTCATGTTGATGAAAGAAACCTGCTTCGGTTAGTTTCTCAACGATTGTGACTTTGCGTTTATCAAAGTCATCGTCTGAAGAGTCTTGGACTTGTATAATTACTTGTCCAGTTTTAGATAAAGCAGCCTTAAAGAGTGCTGTGTCTCTCTCAGTCCACTTGTTGAATTTACCCATTAACTGAGTTGTCGGTAGTGTCCAATCCATCGTTGTCTCCTTTGGATAGTCTTATGTGACGTTCACCTTCTAGAACAGTTCTTTTGCTAATACCTAGAGTCCACACTGCATTTTTAGGGCAGGGGTCTATGTACTCCATATCAATGGTATCACCAATGTTGTATTCTGTAAAGTGACTTTTTTTGAGTGTGATAAATTGAGAATCCCAATTGTAGTCCGTTTGGGTTGATGCTGGGTTTCCCTGTTCTTTGTGAAAGTAGAGTTTTGTTTCTCCATAATATTCAAGGGGTGAATCAGTTATCATGTGCTCATCGTTCAACTCATTTGCTGATACAAAAATAGAACCTTCATTTGTATATACCTTGGCGTGTTCTCTGTCGAACTGTAACCCCAATCTGCATGACCAATCCCAAGGGATATCCACTCTAAAAGTGTCCTTGGGAATGTCGTAGTTTGGGTTGTGGGGGGTGGGACTCTTAAGAGTCGTCTTCCCCAAAGTATCCGCCATCTCGTATGATGTCTTCATCTTGATGTACCGTTGAGTTTTCGTCTGCTTCAGCTTCTTGGATTAAGTTCCAAGATGATTCTTCAAAGTCTTTAATCATAGCAGACTTTGTTTGGTCTTGAGAAATAACAAAACCTAATGATG